GTGCCGCTTCTTGTGCGTTGATATGCGCCAGTATGGTATCCCCGCCCTGACCCATCGCCGCAACCCGTTCGCGGTCAACGACATATTCACCAGGAGAGAGCCGCGCATTGACCTTATCATTTGCATAACTGTTGCCCCCGGAGGCCATTCCCGGGACCCATCCGCCGTAAGCACCGTAAAGCGATCCTCCACCATATATATCGCCCCCGCTGGCAGCACTGCCCGTGCCCCCATCTCCACCACTACCGCTTATAAGACCTTTCCCGAAATCCCATAAATCGACAATAATATCTAATACTTTTGTGCTGGCGGCGGTCCAAGCCGCCTCAAACCACATCAAAATTTTCTTTGCCGCCGCGTTAATAACCATCTCCCCTATGATATCAGTGAACTTTCTGAGCATCGCGTCCGAGAAGGTTTCCCAAACGGCCTGAACGTCTACCGTCCCCGTTTTGATGCCTTCAAATAGGATGTCGGAAACGGCTTTTTTTGACTCGTTGGCAAAGGTATTGAATATCTCATAACCGGCAGTTCCGAAGGTCTTTGCATTCGTTTCCATTTCAAGATAGCCTGCTTTGACGCCGTCCATGAAATTATCTGAGCTTTTCAGCTTTTGAATGTCGAGTCTTTTCAGTTCTTCCGTATATTTTGCCTGGAGCAATTTCCTTATTTTAAGGGCATCTGCCGTGGATGTGTTTTCGTCGATTAATGTCTTTTCGTATGCCGCCAGTTCCTTCTTGAGTGTATCCACCTGGAAGTCAAAATACTCCCCGCCGTATTTCTTCAGGTCTTTGTAGAGGCTCCGGTAGGCGTCGAGCTTGTCGGCTGCAGCCTTCTTTTCATCATCAGCGGCCTTCTCGGCTCTCTTCTTATCTTCAGCGGCATACTTCTTCAGGATGTCGTTGCGTTCCTTTTCTTCCTCCTCCTCAAATTTCGTTTCCGCATTGATTATCTTCACCCATTCGGCGCTGACCTCTCGGTTGATCTTGATTTCCGCCGCTGCCATATCCTTCATGGCTTTTTCGCGTTCCGCGTCCTGCTGCTCCTCAAACTTTGCCATACCGAGCCAGATTTTCTTTGACTCGTTGCGGATCTCCTCTTCGAGTTTGATCTGGGCTTCGGCGGACTTTACCTGGGCCGCTTTTTGCTTTTCCGTTAGCTCCACCGTATCGTTAGATAGCTTTTCCGCCGAGATTAGGATTTCCTTGGCCGCTGCTGCGCTGGTTACGGGCACTTCTTTTATCTTGGCCTGCCACCCTTTCACCGTGCTGATAACGGTGTCATAGCCCTTATTGGTTTTATCGATGTCGGCCAGCACGCCGGCGGTTACATCCGCGCTCGATGCTCTGAACTGGCCGAACCCATGTAATGAGTCGAATGGATTGACATCCAGGGCTCCTATCTGTACCAACCCGAGAAAGATTTTATCCAATGGGGCGAGGGCGAAACGCAGCCCCGTCATAAGCCCCTCCATGGCAAACCCTATCGCCTGGAATGCAGCCGTCCCGACAAGCTTGATCCCCAGCCATGCGTTATGGAATCCGCGCATTACCTCAAGTGCCGTTACTAACCCATCGACAACATAGAGTATCCCGCCCTTAACGAGCTCCATCAGGTATTCGCGGTTGTCCTTGATGTACTGACCCCACTCCTTGAACTGATTACTGGCAATCAAGACGACATCTGCAAGGAACTGGTTTTTAGTGATAACAAAACCGATCTCCTCCTTCATGTCCCCGAGATCATTTTTCGCCGCCTTCATGGCCCCGCCAAATGTCTTGCGGGCAGCCTCTGCGGCACCGCCCATCTGAGTCTCAAGCTCTCGAAGGATCAGGTTTTGCGCCCCGGCCACATCCCCGGTTTCAACCATGGCCTTGATTACAGATTTCTGTGACTCGGTGAACTGTATCCCGGATCGGCCCAGAGCCGTAAGTCCCAAGACAGGATCGTTCAACGCCTTGCCGAGCATTATTGCTGCGGATTTTGCATCCTGCCCCAGCACCTCGCTCATATCGAGGGCGGCTTTCGTGGCACGTTCAAAACCTTCTCCCCGAAGGTTCTTGAACGTGGCCAGGATCGCCATGCTACCCATTATGAGTTCATCACCAACAGTCGTAACTCCTTGCATGGACGCAGCCATTGCCTTCATCTGCTCAAGGCTGTACCCGGCTGCCCCGCCGGTGGCCCTGATAACTGCCCCTAATTTTGCCTCTGCCGCCTCCTGAACATTGGCCGCTGCTACGGCTTCCTCTGCAAATTGACTGACAGCGGAATAAACTTTCCTGATGGCCATACCGACAGCAACAGCCGCCGCACCATATGCCACCCAATGCTGCTTCAGATCACCAAGGAAGGTTTTTTGATGGCCAAACTGCTGCTCGTTTAACTGTTTCAGTTTTTCGTTTTTAGCCTGTTCCGCCCGAACGATGTCCTGGGCGGTGGAGGTGGCATGTTTCTTGATACCTTCATAGGAGGCAATAGCCGCCTGCTTTTGGGATTCAAACATCCGGTCGGATTTGATTCCGAGGTTCTTGAACTCCTGCTCAAACTTCTGCGTTCCTTCAATACTCTTATTATAGGCGAGCTTGAGCTTTTTCTCGAAGGGAGTTAGATCGAGATCCATCTCCGCGAACATCGTTCCAACAGGTTTTCCAGCCATTATTCTGCCCGCCCTATATACGTACTGATACCCGCCTGATTAAGCCCGCCCGCTTCATAGTCACCCTGTATCGCAGCCCTTGCGGTTGTTGGAGCTTTTGCTATTGCGGGACGAAGAAACGATTTTGCGCCGCCCTTCCATTCCCCCCGCCCATATTCCGTCTGCAAGGCCCACCATGTTTTGAAGTTCCCGGCATAAATTCTCACATTACGCGATTTATCATTACGCAAACGGACAACGCGGATGGTTGCCACGAGAGCGCCAGGGGTCCTTTCCATCCATGCATCTGTTCGCCCTGGAGGAACCGGACGGGTAATCGGAAGCCCTTTGATTTTACTTTGTAAAATTCGTTTTGCATCAGCCGCTACGAGTTTTGCTGCGGCCTCAAGCCGATCCACTCCTAATTTGGCAAAAGCCGCCTGAAAAGGTTCCGGGTTCCAGTTGATCATTTTCGCCATCACCGCTCCCCCAAAAAGTGATGGAAAGCCTGCCGGACTTTCACAAGGCAATCCCATTGATCTTTCACGCCCCTGATTCTCATCGCGCTTTCCACCGCAGGAATCGAGATATCCACAATCACGGTATGGGGATATGGCACCCCATTTTCTACGGCAATCTCCATCCGGGTCACATACTGCCGCCTGGTCGCCATATAGACCTCGGCGGCATCCTCATTCTCTTCCACCAGTTGCACCCGGCATGATTCGCATTTCGCGTTACCGGGTACGGCCCTTTCTGGATGAAACTTTCGGCAGTTGGGGCAAGTGGGGAGATAATCGTCCATCCACTCGACCCAGTCTGTCAGTTTTTTTCCGTTCCTGCCGCCTCTGCCTCTTCCATCTCATGTATTAACTTAAGGCATCGAGCAAGAAAGCGGTCAAATTCACCCCTGTCTGCTCCTTCTCTGCGGATCGTACCATTGAGAAGTTTCAGTTTGTTTTCACGGGTAAACTCTATCCCCGCGTTTCTTTCCCCGATCAGCGCATAGTCAAGGGCATCATCACGTTGTTCTTCCATCTCTTCTTGTGTCGGCTCTTCATAATATCCAACCCTCTCCATCGCCCGTGATAGGGGATTAAGAAAGGGCTGGTATTTCTTTTTGCGAGCCTTTAGTTTCAGAGTGTAGAAAGGGACCATGCTCCTGACACAAAACTCTGCCGCGTCAGGTTCTGGATCATCGAAGATAACTGCGGCTTCAAGATCCTTTTGGGCCGCCTCCTGTTCCGCAGGCGTTAATGTGCGGTTTTCCGCTGCTGCGGCTAAGGAGACCGCTTCGAGCTTTTTCTGCGCCTTTTCTTTTTTCTTTTTATCTAAGCGCGATGTCGCGAAGGGAAACCAATACCCCTCTGATTCAGGCTTTGTCGCTCGTTCCTTAAACGCTGTCATATTACTGCCTTTCTGCCCTTACGGGCTGTTATTACGATCCGACTCTTTCCAGGTATGCGCCGGATACCTGCGCGGTGAAAGCCACCTTGCCGATTCCGCTCCGGGGCATCGTGGTGGGTTCGTAGCCACCCGTGAGGAAGATTTCCCCGCCGGCAGCCACTTGCCAATAAGCTGTCGCGGTTTCATAGAGATAGAGATTCGTACAGCCGAGACCGCTCTTTGCTACCGTCGCAAGCGCCGCCTGTCCGGTCGTATTGGCCGGATCATAGTTGCCTGAAAAGCTGATCGTCCCTGCATCGCCGAGCTGTAAGGCTATGTATTCCGCCGCCCCGGTATCCCCAAAAGCCGGGTCTTTCTTGACGAGTTCCATCTTAAAGCCGCTCGTCGACCATTCCGTGATTTCGGCAATAACAACGGTGCCGTACATCACCTTTCCCGCCTTGCCACTGAGTTTTGCCATTTTACTGTCCTCCTTGTTTTGTCGCTGTTGGTCAGGGCAACAAAAAACGGCAGCTGGTTAGGTGGTTAGCCCTAACCGGCTGCCGTTAAATGTTCTTACGTCCCTCTTTAGTTGGCCGACCTTAGAGAGAACCCTGATTGTTAGTTATGCCGCTTCCCCTTCCCCTTCCTTGAACCCGATCGCGGTTGTATCAATCCGCCCGATCTCGTGATATTTTTCCCAGAGCCATTTGAAATTACTGCAATACTTTTCATTCGGTCGCCAGTGCATGTCACGGAGGCAATAGTGCTCTGCATAAGCGTCGATGATCCACACACTCCCGCCCATTTCCCACGCCTGAAGGACGACCAGTGAGCCGTAAAGGTCAAATCCTTCCAAGGCTTCGTTGAACCGGAAACCCGATTTCATATTGATGATGATGCAGCACTCGTCAAAACAACAGGCTGGAATTGGAAAGTCATGGATATCTGAGGTGTCAAAATAGTTGGGTATCCTCATATCCCGAAATACCCCGGCAATCCTGCCCTCCATATCCTTTCCTACGATCCCGGCACACACCCAGTTATCCGGCAGCTTTGCCAGTTGCGCCCGTACCTTTGGCAGCCAATCGGCTTTATAGTGCATGTCCTGATGACTGAGTACCGCGATGTCCGCCCCTTCCGCTTCGATGATATCGAGGAGCTTGTTTAGCCCCTTCGTTGCCGTTTCCGGTTGCTTGATATAATGGGCTTCCACCCCTGACAGTTCGGACTGTTGGAATACCTGTGAGAACCGCACCCAATCGTCCAACAAGATTCCGAATGAAATCTTCATCGGTGCCCGGTTGATCAGTTCCAGATAGCGAACGACGATCTTCTGGGCGTCATGATGTTCCTTAACATAGGTGTAGAGCAAATCTGAATCCCATTGATCATATTTCTCCAACTCCGCATCTATCCACTCGCGGGTAAGAGGATGCTTGAACCTCCGGCCCGAGAAGTTGCAGACGGCAATTTCCCGGATATTGTCATGGTTGACGTACCCATCCCCATATGAGCCGATATACTCCCGATTGTCAGCCACCAGGACCAGCTTTCCCTGTGCCATAGCTTCGAGGGCTCCGCGTCCGAGAGTGATCACGAGGTCCGCCCAGGCAATTTGATCCTCTATCGGGGTGCCAATATCGCTGTCCCGGACTTCATATTTTTCAGAGAGGAAGGAAAACCAATCCTCCCTTGATCCTGCCGCCCTGCGGATGATCAGGATCTTTTTCAGTTCTGCACCGGGCCTGATCTGTTCCCCGATCTTGATCGGTTGGCCTATGACTTCGCTGTTTATCCCGTGGTAGCGGTTAAATCCTTTTACTTCCTCAGAAACGGAAATATAGTGATCCGCCCCCAGGCGGAAAACTTCATCGCCGATGATCCCGTGGCTTATGCAGACCTTCCGGGCAGGGTTATCCTTGACCGCGGCCAGCTTTTCGGCATGGCTGCAAATGATGAAATCCCAGGTGTCCGCAGTAAATTGCTCCGGTGTCGTGGTGGCCGTCACATCATGCCCCATTTCGATCAGGGTATCCGCCACGCACTTCATGAACCGGCTTGATCCGCCCTCATAGGCTGACCCTGAAATGTATTTTGCGGTGATGAGAATCTTCATTTCAAAACCACGCCTTTCTGTTCTTTTTCATCCCATTTTATAAGAGGTCTGCCAAAATCCGATTGATTATGTATGGCTTTTCCTTTACGTTTCAGCCATTTCGTTTTATATGGTTCAGGATAATTCGCAGCATAATAATCGCAAGTCTTTTCCCATTCCTCTATCGAAATGGCCTTGCCGTAGTGCTTGACATATCCCGCATATAACGGTTTAGCGCCAAACCCCAGCAACGCTTCTCGCTGATCTGGCACGCAATATCTAACGCTAGGCGTGTTCCTGAACATCATCAAAATATTTCGATACTCAGGCCCCATCCATTGCCTGTCGTGATAGGGTTTGTCCTTATCTTCCTCGGTGATATAGAAATCAAACAGTTGCATGATCACGCCGTCATAATTCTCGTATCCTTTGAAATCCCAATCGATTCTCTCGTCAGCATCGAAGTATAGTATCCACTCCGGATTATCTTTTTGTGCTTCTTTCAGGATTCTTTGCCGTGTTTGATGCTCGGCCCTGAGTCTATCGGAATCCCAACTCACCCCCCGCACGACACTTTTGACTTTCGGGTGAGCATTGCAGATAGCAGCCGTAGCGTCAGACGAGCAATCATCATAAACATACAAGGCATCACAAAATGAGAAATGATCAAGGGTGTCTTGAATTATCTCCTGTTCGTTTCTGATTTTAGTGATTCCCGCGAGCCTCATGCGAATTCCGCCCTTTCTTCCGCCGTCTGATCCCACTCGTCGGCAGCCTGTAAAGCCTCTGCGGGGGTCCGCATTGTGATGGCGTCAAACATTCTTTCTGTTCTGCCATCCCCCATCGTCAAGGCGATTTCGATCCAATTAAACGCTATCCATTCCGAGCGGGTGATTTGCGAAAGTGGCTTCCCTTCCTCAGCCGCCTCTTTTGCAGCCAACAAAGCCTCATCATGTTCCCTTACCGCCTTCACTTCCGCTATTGCTGCATCAAGATTTTCCATGATTTCCTTTCTATACCTTCTGGGTCGTGATTTCGTATTCCTGCGACCAGTGACGGATTTGTGTCGTCCCTTTTACCGTCGTGATTTCTTCAGTAAATGTCTGTTTAGCGCCTCGCTTACACCAGATAAGTATATCCGTAACTGTCCCGGTGGGCGGAATGGTCATACTGCAATCATCAAAGAGCGCCTTCAAGTCTTTGAGCATGGTAGTGATTTCCGCAGCCGCCTGAGCCGCTGAGAATAGGGAAAACTGAAATAAATACTCCTCCCCGGTTTTGGCAAAAACATTATCTGGGTAGTCTGTAACGTCAAAATAAACACAGTATGGAAACGTGGGCTTATCCGGGGCCTTGTCCAAATATACCCGCCCGCCGACATCGGTCGAGAAGTCGGAGCCTAAGAATTTGGTGGCGATGGCGGTTAAGAGATTTTCCATTTATGCCACCTCCCTCACCGTGATGTCCGAATACCGTTGACTTCCTTCAATCTTTTCAATCGGGGGGCCGATGATCGCCATATACTTTGTCCCGTCCTTAATGCGCCATGAACTCAGCACGTCTGTTCTGTATCTGATCCGGTAGTTATGAATCGCCGTCCCGGTTGTCGCCATGGCCTGCACCGCTTCATCACTCCGGTGAGTCGTTTTTTTCGCCCATACGGTGTCCACTGTCGTCCAAGTGGTGACGGATGAGCCCATAGCATCGTTGGCCGTCGTCGGGGATTGAAGTTCAATCCGCCTATTCAGTTCGCTCGGGCTTGTTACTTTCAAAACTCCCACCATAGCCTCCACGTCGCCAAAAGGTTATCGATAATCGGCTTTAAAACATCATGACGGTCCCCGTGAAAGAAAACATCTTCCGCCGCAAACATGACCGCCCTTTTGATATTCTTCGGGACCAGGGCGGCGGTTGTCCAGCCCGCAACGAACCGCACCGTGATCGGATTCGAAGGGTAAAGAGTCCCACTCGGCCATGTCTCGCCATAGGGCAATACTACACGGCCTATCCTCTCCCCGTTCGTTTCGACCAGATAGTCGGTCGTTAGGGTCAAGGTCGTTTCCGTGCCGTCTTCGTCCTTCCACTTTACGGACAGCCCGGAACTCTGGAGGCATCCTAATGGGAGCTTGATATAGTCGCCGTCCGGCCACTCATTGAGACAATAGTCCCACGTCTGTGTTAAGAGCGCCCGGCGGGTGATCGTCTCAACCGTTTCCCTGCCGCCGACGATTGCATCAGTAATATCTTCATCAAGAGCCGTTTCGGTTGCCTTTAGGTGCGTTTTCATTTCCGCCAGGCCAACCGGCTCGATAATCGGCGCCACTACGAGACCCGGACCGGTTCCCGTCACCGCCGTTGCCGGAACAGCGCCTACATACAACAGCCCTTCCAGTTCGTGTTTTGAACCGTCCGATCCCACGATCTTACAGGTGATTTGATAGTCAACACCGTCCGTCAGTCCGATGCACCAGACAAAGCAGGATGACGTATCGGTCGTAATGTCCTGTTTAGCGACCGTGGTCAGAGTGGCCGTGACATCAACGCCGGTTGAAACGATCTTCGCCGACACGACAGCCGATGCTATCGTTGCCGTCCCCAGCGCATCGTCAAAGTCAAACTCCCGATATCCTTCTTCCGCCGGCTGTAGTGGTTTAAATCTGTCCATTTAATTCACCCTTGCCGATATTTTCGTAGGTCCGTCCATGGCGCTTATTTTGGTTGTGCCTTGCCTCGCGCTGATCATGGTTATCCCCTTCATCGCATGGATGACGCTGGTCGTGAATGCAGCAATCCGACCAGCCCACGATCCATCTGCCCACGAATCAGTTACCCATACCCCCGTTGTCCAGCAGGTTCCCATGCTCATGTTATACCGGTCCCCACGGGGTTGCTCCCCCGTTCCCCGTTAAGGCCACATCGTTCACTTCTTTAACATTTACCTCGGCCAGGGGATCTTTGGCCTTAAATGCATAGCAGATCCCGCCGGTATCGCCATCAACGGTCGCCTCGATATAGATGGTGTAGGTTTTGTCAACCTCAAATCCGTTGGCAACCGTGCAGGCAACGAGTTCGGTATAAAATCCGGTCGTGTTGGCAGTATCCAGTACGGCCATGGTCCCGGTCAGAATCGCCGTTGCCGTCTCATCCTCATAAACTCTGTAGGCCGGCGCCGCATCTGCATCCGTCAAGACCCCGGTATCCGCGTCATGGCATGTGATCGAAAAGACCAGATTATCGCCTACAAATACTTCAGCCGGGCACCCCATCACTCCCCCCTCTAAATTCTCCACAGAACTCATAAGCATCCATGATGATCTGAACCCCGTAGTAATAATCCCCGATCTTCAATCCCCCTGGTTTGTGTTTCCTGCAAATGCCGGGAACTACCTTGTTAAGAGTAACCGGGATAGTTTTCACGTGATCATGCTCATTATCCCACCATATGCAGTTTTTACAGCGATGACCAATCATTGCTTCACCCAAAAGAAACTCGGTTCTTTCTCGTCTGTCAGAAAAAATTCATTTATCTGGTGGGCATATGTGTAGGCATTCACCGCAGGTACAACACCATTGTTCCTTCCCCGGTAGTAGTCATGACCGCTCACTATGCCCCCCACCTTGACTTTAGGCACCCATGTTACAAGGTCTTGAATGACATTATCAAACCTATGTGCTGCATCGATATAAACAAAATCAAGAGATCCATCCGGTATCTCTTTTGCTGCATCAAGGCTATCCTTCTTCCAGAGTTTCGCATTATAAGGTTTTAATCTTTCCTGTGCTTCGGCGTAATGCTGCTCAGCAGTCTTCTTAACTTTGTGACCGGGGTATACCTCCCAAATATCCACACATAGTAAGTCAATGTTTGGGATGGTTTTACATAATTGTTCGGAATAAAATCCCTCTCGAACTCCGATTTCTGCTCCCTTTGCAAAACGCAAATCTCTGAATATCACTGGAAGTCCTTCGCGCTTGAACGATATGCATCGAACAGGAGACATCTGCGGCAGGGACCGACGAAACTTTTTCCGAAGATATGCTACTGGATCACCACCGTTACTGTTTATCACGGCAATAGCCGACTTTTCTGGACCCGTTTCTGAGCTTAATTCCCTGTACCCAACTACTGACCTGAAATGTTTTGGCCCGCCCCACCCCGGGAGGTTATAAATACCCTTCAAATTACTCCCGATCCAATCTCTTTTGTAGTGACTGTCAGGAGTTAGGTTTGCACCATGCCTGATATCCACATTGGGCCTTGACGATTCAAAATTATGAAAAGGTATGTGTATTTTTATTTTTCCTCTCTCGGCTATTCTGGTCTCAAAATGGGGAATCAACATTTCCCTATATGCCACCCCTTGACTGTATGCTCGCTTCCCCCTAGCCTTCAAGAAGCTATCCATCCCGAACCTATGATGATAACGATTGGTGTTAAACCAGCAATGTTTTTTAGTCGGCGGGATAAAGGCAAAATGGCTTGAATGATAAAAGATATCATGCTCGCATAGATAGATAATCGAACCCTCGGGAGCCGCCTTCAATCCGGCAAGCTGCTGCTCAAACATGCTCATTACCGAGCGCGGCTTTTCCCCGACGCAGATGTTCTTGCCGAAGTTCAAGGGTTCCTGGCTGACACTTATAATGGGGATCGGACCCGCCATTTTCTTTAGGTGCTTCCGAACCGCTGCCGCCAGTCTCGGTTCGAGTTTGCTGTCCGTATAGTAAACAATCACTCTCGGCGATTTATATTCGTCTATTAAATAGGCATCCCAGCCCGGAGGGTTAAACTTCTTGAGCAGCCATGAGAACGGCTTGACTTGATTCGGAAATGCATTGTCCTTAAAATAATAATTTTCCCAAGTGTATTTATGCGCTTTCGCAACCTGCCTGCCATCCATCGGGTAGGTAAAACCGCCATCATCTCGTCTAAACCAATGGGCCTGCCATGTCTTTTTATTGACTATCTGTGAGCCGCCGCAGAGCCATGTCCTTAATGAAATCTCAATCCCGACATTCCCCCAGGAGCCGACTCCCTCGTCTAACAGGCCGATGTGATCATTCCATTCCCTTGTGGTGAACCAGCATGAACCTTGCCCGGTCATCACCTCTGGATAATCGCACTTTGCCTCTTCGCGCTTGCGGTATTCGCTCCAAAAGTGGCAATACAGATCAAGACCGAAATACATGAAATGGGTCTTTCCGCGTGGCTTATCTTTCCACGCCCTCACATCCAGCCGGCGCATTTCTGGGAGGACCACGGTTTTTTCCGGGCAATGGGCCGCCAGGATTTCATCGAAGCCTTTTCCCAACAGGCAATGAGCATCAATCTTCATCACGTACTTGCCGGTTGATTCCCTGACCCCCAGATTGTATGCCGCCCGCTGGCCGATGGATGTTTCCAGCCGGACGATCTTCACCCGTGGATCGTCGGAATGAACCTTCGGGTCCGCTTCTTCGCCGTCGATTACAGCAATCACCTCAACGTCTCCTGTAGCCGCTTCAAGAACTGACTCCACGGTGCGTTGAAAGTATTGCTCAGACCGGCCTGCTATGATTACGGACACCCTATCCACTGACAATTTGACCTCCCATGATTGCACTATGCACCCCGTAAGCAGATACGATTGGTAGTGATGAAAGAAATTCAATAGAAGGTGATGCGCTCTCTGAGGCACTTTCACTTGCGCTCGCGGATTCCGACTCGCTCATGGATTCTGATGCGGACTCACTTTCGCTTGCAGATTCAGACCCGCTTGCACTTTCGCTCTCTGATGCAGATTCACTCCCAGACGCGCTCGCGGAAGCCGAGCCACTTGCCGATTCGGAGGCCGATTCGCTGGCAGAACCAGAGGTACTTCCAGACGCACTCTCCGAAGCGCTCTCGGATTCAGATGCACTCTCTGACCCAGAAGCTGATTCACTGGCTGATTCCGAAGCCGACTCGGAAGCACTTTCACTGGCAGATTCTGACTCACTTTCTGAGATAGAGGCACTACCTGAAGCACTACCAGAAGCTGACTCAGATGCCGATCCTGATGCGGATTCACTACCAGATTCAGACGCGCTCTCGCTGGCAGATTCCGAAGCCGACTCGCTCATGGATTCCGATATGCTGGCGGACTCCGAAGCCGAACCTGAAGCGCTGCCGCTGGCAGATTCGCTGGCCGATCCGGACTCGCTCTCGCTGGCAGATTCCGAAGCCGACTCGGACATGGATTCGGATATGCTGGCCGATCCGCTAGCCGAACCTGAAGCTGATCCGCTGGCAGATTCGCTGGCCGATCCGGACTCGCTGCCGCTGGCAGATTCCGAAGCCGACTCGCTCATGGATTCCGAGATGCTGGCTGATCCGCTGGCTGAACCTGAAGCTGACCCGCTGGCAGACCCACTAGCCGATTCAGACGCGCTCTCGCTGGCAGACTCCGAAGCCGACTCGCTCATGGATTCCGAGATGCTGGCTGATCCGCTGGCTGAACCTGAAGCTGACCCGCTGGCAGACCCACTAGCCGATTCAGACGCGCTCTCGCTGGCAGACTCCGAAGCCGACTCGCTCATGGATTCCGAGATGCTGGCTGACTCCGAAGCCGACTCGCTCATGGATTCCGAGATGCTGGCTGACTCCGAAGCGCTACCGCCCCCTGCCGCCCACGTCCATCCATCATTCCCGCCATCGTCTAAATTCCCATCAGTCAATAGAGCCTGCCATACGGCCCCGCCGGCAGCCGTCATGTCGTGAATTCTGACGTTCGTGAATATGTTTGTCCCTGCCGTGTCGGTAAGGGTGCGAGCTGTTTCGTGGACGGAAGAATTGAATATAAGCATATTGGTTGAATCTTTACCTGTGAAGGTCGCGCTGCCCGTTGTGATGTCATGGGCTAATGTGAGTTGACAATCAGCCCGTGAGGCAAGAAGATTGACATTGAACTGCACGAAAGTGGCAGCATTGCCGTCTATATTGTAGATCACCGCTGCTGTGGGAGTCAGGTTCAGGTTGACGATGCCCCAGGATGCACCGCCGAAGTTATCGTGGGCATGGGCGCCGTGGGCGATATTGATGGTGTGGTCAGTACCATTAATAGTTAAATTAAATGGACTGGCTATAAAAGATTTACAATTTAAAACAGACGAATTTAATGTTAGTCCTCTAAATTGTGTAGTTAAAGAATCGGAAAAATCGCCGCAGTTTATCTCATAATTATTATTGCTTGTATCTAGCGTTCCATAAGTCCAATATACTAATCCTGCACCGGTATTCAAATCACTCCCTAAAGTAACAGTACAACCTGCTGCAATGACCTGAAAATTAGCTAATGTCGCCCCGTTTTGCGACATAGTACCCGTTGCCGCAGCAATTAATCTACCAACGGAAACATTATCTGTTAATTTTAGAGTTATATCGCCATACACACGAAATTCTTTATAACCAGTAGATGTAAATGTTATCCCATTTATAGTGCCCGTAGTAACAAAAGATTTAGCAGCCGCATTAGCAGATAAATTCAACGTATAGGTATGCGCTGAATCATCAAAAACAACATCATCAGAACTTGTAGGAACAGCATTCTCTGCCCAGTTTGCAGCAGTGTTCCAGTCTGAGTCTGTCCCGCCGTGCCAAGTTCTTGTCGCCATTACTTCACCACCACTCCAATATCAACCGCTATCGGCTCGATCCCCGTTTTCTGCTCAAACGCCAACGCGCACCCTCAACCTTAACCGAAGCAATCTTCAGGGCTGCCAGTAATTTTCGTTCTGGCTCACCATTTTCGTCCCAAACACCTGCATCCTTCATGGCCTGTATTTCACTGGGCCAGTCTGTTTTAGGCATTGGGGCTGTTGGATCAAACTTAAAATTGGCTATCATATAGCCTCCTTAATTGGCTCAATCCCCGTCTTCTGCTCAAAAGCCAGTGCACAACCTCTCAAATCCTGAGCAAGAAACTCATCTCGTGCAGATGTCTTCATGGCAGTCAGATCGGTCTTCTCAATGACCGCCTTCTCCAAATCAGGAAAAGCCTTGGCTATCGTCATGCCAACCATCTTTTCAGTGATTATTTGATCAAACATATTGCCTCCGTTATGGTGTGACAGTCACTGTGATTATCAGGTTGAACGGTGCACTCGGCGTCGGGAAGGGGATGACGAATCCATAACTTACCTCATTTGAATACCCCGAGGGCTTCCCGTTCTTCCCTGTCGCCGTCAGCACGAAATATTTGTCTACCGTAGCTCCTGGCGTACCCGTGACAGCCAGAACTGTCGAGGTCGTAAACGTCGGTCCCGCCCCTGTGATATAAGGGATATCCACCACCTTCACATATCCAGCCCCTGCCGTGGGAGTCCAGTACAGCGACCAGCCGGTGATATACTCCGGGTTATCCTGCTCCCATGCAAAGTTTAGGGACTTGCTTAATGGCTGATCCTCTGCGAATCCGAATATAGGGATCGCAAGAAGCAGCAAAATCAAGAAACCAAACAGTGACTTTTTCATCGTGTCCTCCTGTATTTCATCTCCATCCCTCGATCACCCAAATCTTAATTCCATACTTTTCAGCCAGGATGTTGAGCTTCAGAACGTGCCGGCGGTCGCTTGGCTTTTCGAGAATCAGCACGATGCCCGGCTTCTTCCCGGTTCGGGCCGCGTAGTAAAGCGCCTGGCCCACTCCCTCGGCCCACTTCGGCCCGAAGTCCACCTCCACAGCATACTCATCCGTCAGGCAGTCAACACGGGTCTTGTCGGGAAGCACGTATTCAATGATGCCGCCATGCTCCGTACACCACTCGATCTGGTAGACCCTCTCCGTGAACCTGTGGGCGGCGAAGGCCGTACCGGAAAGAATCAGTATGGTTAAAACGATGGCTAATCTTTTCATTTCTTCTTTTTCCTCCGTTTGGCCCGTTTCTGCTTTTTCGACTCGGCCTTCAGTTTCGCGCCTGTGGATTTCATCTTTTTATCCCGGACAAGTATTCGTGCAGTCGTGTCATGGAGTCCTTAACCTCGTCAAGAGATCCCACAATGACATAGCACCTGTACCCATACGTCCCGGCCTGAACATCCGTCAGGCGTTGCACCATGTTCCATTTCACGACTCCGGGGGTTTTCAGCTCGGCAGCCGTGAAACTCCCGTAAACCAATCCGGGGGAGTAGATCCCCATCGCATAGTTCTCGGCATTGGTATAAATTAGGGGGGTTTCTTGTGTCGTATAGTCCTCCACCCTTATCTCTCCGGTCGCCGGATTGTAGCGCCAGAACGATGAAAACTCCGAGGGCATATATCCGGTCAAGACCTCGTACACCCCCCTGGAATAATACTCTGGAATATAAAACTGCACTTGGTAGTCGATAACATGATGTGATACTAAGTGGCCTATCTGGACGGTTTTGTTCATGATATGGTCGGAAATCACCTGTGTATTTCTTGCCATCCCGCAGTCCGATGATTCCCCAGGGCGTAACCAGAAGGCCATCTGTGTCTCAGTCCAGAGCAAATCGCTTTTGGCGACAATAGCCTGCAAGCGGCTGCTGCTCGTAGGCAAGTATCCGTCGGACATCGAGCCACCTTCTGTGGGATTATAACACTCGCCGTATCCGCAGAAACTCTGGGCGGATTGAAGCATACGCCCATGATCCGTAGCGTCCAGAAACTCAACCCCTTGATATTTCAGGGAATCAACGGCCCCGGCAAACTGCTCGCTTGCACGGACAGTTATCACGCCGTTGGTTATCGTGTGGGTCACGATCTGCGGATTATCCGCGTCGCCACAGCCGATTAACAATAGAAGCATCAATAAAAGTTTCATCATCGTTCGCTCTTGTAAATCTTCCCTCGACCAGTGAACACACCAGCACACAAATAGAGTGCATCCTCCTGATCGTCATAATAACCGTCTACGATCAATGGAACAGTAAATCCTTCATCCATCGTGTACCAGTTATTGCCATCCTTTGTGGCTTTCACTATTGCGCCTGATCCGGCAGATTTATTACAGAAAGCGATTAGGGTGTTGGTCTTCTTGTCAATGGCCAGGTCGTGGATAGATTCGTATCCCGGCATGGTCAGGACTTCTTTCTTGTCGGAGAATCGCACAACCGCCGCATCTCCACACCTGCCTAGATAGATGTCATCATTCCATGCTTCGATGGCCCAGAAGCCGCTGTTGGGATGGTCATAGTCAGTCAATGCCAAGGCTTTATTGCAGAACACAGAAGGCCGGCAGTCATTAGCTCCCCAGTCTGTGCCGGATGAAGTTGAGGCAATCCAGAGATTTCCATCCTTCGAAGTCATACCCCAGAAGCGATATTCATAGAGATTCTCATACCAGACTTCCCAATTCACCCCATCAAGGGATCGGACAATTCCGGCAGGATCGGAAGAATCGCCCCACTTTCCTCCTGTGGCATACAAATAACCATCCGTGTGAACATGCATTTCTGTTATCAGTGTCCATCGAGGATGTCGATAAACCTCCTGCCAGACACCATTGATAAGGCGGTAGATCATCCCCTTGTCAACAGTCGAATACCTGCCATGTTCCTGAGACATGTTGTACCCACCCTTGAACGGGATAATCATAAAGCATGACTCGCAATTAAAGGAATCAAGGACTTTTCCGGCAATGTTCTTTATATGGGCGGTATAGCTGCCGTCCTTATACGTTGCAAACCGCATCTCCCCATTTACCCGGCAGGCGGTGAAATAACAGTTATCCGGATCATCCAATGCAGGGATGGCATTGAATGCTTTTATCTCGCCCGCAGGCAGGGGCCACCGTTTTTCCTTGTACCCGAACCTGTTATAATGCACCCCCGCGTCCGCCGCCGTGTATCCGGCCTCCCGGACGTCCTTCCAGTATGCAATATAGGCCGCTCCATCGAAATCGGGAGGTATGCGCCATCGTCCTTCTTTCCAGCCATATCGGAGATAATGGCTCAGTCCATCGGTTATCCCCGCAGCCATCAGATCATTGTATGAAGCAATATAGACCGCACTATCGAAGTTATCTGGATACTCAAGGCAACGCGGTTCCCCTTTGTCAATGACATAGGTAAGCGCGTGGAATAACGAATCTACCTCTAAGGGGAAACCCTGTGCTTTTTTGTACTGCTCGCCTGTTACTCTCATCTTCTCACCCGTTCTTTTCGTTTTTCAATCCGGCGGACTACTTTCATGGTGCCACCTCACATTGAACCATAGGGGTTAGGATTTGCTATGATCTCCTCATAGGTCGCCATGACTTTGTACTTATGGAAGTAACATGGAACTACCCAAACCACGCCTGTTTTGAACCATCGGCGCATAAAGTCCCAAACGGCGTTAAAAAATCCACCTTCCTGAAGATCATAGTATTTCTGAAACTCAAGATAAATTTTCGCACAGGTGGTTTTATCAACAACCGGATCTGAATCGCTCCGGCTGAAATAGTCATGCCATACGCCGCTTTCGTTGTTTGTCCCTTTGATGATAGGCACGGATTCCATGTCGTTGACAAATCCGATGGGGGCTTCGATGTCTCGGCTCAAAACATCACTGTACGCCTTCAAGGGCATAGTTAAGCGGCACCTTTTAGGATCTCCACGGAAATATTCCACAAATAGATTGTTATATGCCTTTGTCATTGTAACCCCTGCGAAAATATAGACTCCTGTCGCGCTCGATCATGGCTATTTCCCAATAAACCCGTCTGCAAAGCCGAGTTCTACGGCATCCCTGCCCGTCATCCACCACTCTTGGCGGCGGCTTATCTTGGCATCCAGTTCCGCCTTTGTAAGTTTGCCCCTCGTGACGAGATAATTATTTCTGACATCCTGGAGGTGCCTCAATATTTTTGCCGATTGCTCACTGTCTGAGGGTGTAGTCAATTTGAGTCCAAACCCTTCGAACGATAACAGCTCATGCCACATCAGATCGGAATCGGCAGAAACTAAGCGATGATCCCCAGATACGAAAATATAGAATCCCGCAGAAAACGCCATTCCGTAAAGCCGGGTTTCTACCGTGCCGCCGCCTGATTGCCATTCCTTGATTATGTTGACGATCCTCTGGGCGTCGAATAGACTTCCGCCTGGGGAATGGAGCTCAATCACAGCCTTTTTGATTCCGTGGCGATTCAGGTATGCGAAGAACTCAGAAATGCCCCGTGAATCAATATCGGTCAGAACGAAACGGCCAACATCACTGATCACCCTCATTGGAACATTGGTCGGATAGGTCCGCCATGCGTCGGGAGGGAACTCTTTCAACACCATCTTGTTACCCAATAGGGTATGGCAGGTCAGGCAATCGCTTTGCATAGGGGTTCCCGGACACTTGGCTTTGTCAGGCTTCGGATCGTCTTTATCCTCCGCCCAAACCGGCAGTGCCAGGAATAGTACGACTGTTAGGATTGCAAGTAGCTTTTTCATTTCTTACCCCTCTCTAATCATTCCAACTATTTCTACCGCCCGTCCCTTTGTCTGTTTCCAGTAGTCGGATAGTTGGTCTTTTTTAAGTCCATCCGTGTACTGCATCTCGTCTGCTGCTCGGTTCCAATCGTGATGACATGCCGCGGAATAGAAAGCCGGAAATTTGTGCAGTATCTTCGTCACACCCAGGTTAAACATGAAGTCGATAAGGCCGAAGCGCCGGGGCTCGCTGAGTTTGTCGAAACCGGGATATATGGCCCGGCAGTCATCGGTTGCGTTCGTGATCGATATATTCAGGAGCCGTTCCGCCATGGCCTCCGTGATTGACCCCGTGACCCGCAGACACGCCGCTATATCAACCGGCAGGGCGTGGGCGTCCAGATTCCAGCCCCATCCTATCGTCATGTGGACGCGAGAGCAGAGGTAAGGCTTGAGACTTAAGCCTTCATGACGTTTCAGCATTTCTCTGAGCATCAGCATCTCACCCACTCCACTTGATCCCCAAAAACGTCGCCGCCCCGCCGAACATCCCGCCAAGGCCCGACATAACCGTATCGAATCGTTTCCGTTTGCTCATCTTGTCCCGTAGATCAATGAAACAGGTGTGATTGTCTCTCACATAGTCAAACAGAACGCCGAGTTTGCTATCCACATCCATCCCGTCAAATGTCTCCCTGCTTATCCCGTCTCCCATTGCCTTACCCCCTTTTTTATGTTACCCGTTACGGGGGCGGGCTGAACCTGTTACCCTTCAGGTGGGATGTTCGCGCATCCCTGGCCCGTCCTGCCACTTGTTAAGCCGGGGCGTCAAGTGCCCACCCCGGCTGAGAAGGGGTTAGGTTACAGACCGACCGGAACTTCTTTCCAGGTCAGAGCGAGGTTTACGTTTACACCGGCTGCGGCCAAAGCACCCATAACGCAGCAAGTTCCGGGTGCAAAACCAAAGGCGCCTTTTAGATCGCCATCGGTCTTGTAAGTACCGACAATTCCTATCGTTACCGTATTAACGAATAACGGCCACACCAGAACGGGCGCGATAATGGTCGCGGCACTATATGCTGAGCATTTCCCGACTGCCAAGCCCGTGCTGCCTGTCAATAGACATTTGCCTCTCAATGGCGCTGCCGTAAGACCCGTTGGATCTGTTGGTTGGCTATTGATCGCAATCACCATGCCGGTCATGGCTATCGATGCCGCATAAACCTGAACGCCCCACAAATACGGCACCATGTTTACGCCACTGGTAAGCGGGTTATATACAATCAATCCGATTGCAGTGGTGGCAGAATAGAGCGCAACTTCCATGTCCAGGGCGTTGGCAAAAAACATTTCACCGCCGAGCATGGAATCCTGATATTCTCCTCCCGATACGACAAGACCGCCGAGCTGATCACCCCGGGGGGCGTTGCTCCCTGCCGAAGCAGGGGTGTTTCGTCCGATTCTCAGATACATTTCAAAGTCCTCCCTTTTATTCTGTTTCGGGTTCCGGCGGGTCCTCAATCCAGCCTTCGCCGTCGAAGATGAGCCGTTCCCCGGTGTCCGTATATTTCATCCTTGCCCCCGCCTGAAGATCGGTGGGCAAGTCCTCCGTCGATTTCTGATAATTCAGCGGTCCCTTTTGATAAGCCATATCTCTGTCCTCATGAAGGCGGGCTCATGGAGACACCCGCCTGAGAAGGGGTTAGGTTAGGTCGCTACCCTTGCCCACGGGAAGGTATCGGCGTTGCCTTCAGTCCCGCTACCAGTTATGATGTTTCCGCATGCATACTCTTCCTTACAGACAATACCGGATGCCGGGTCTGTGTCGGTATCCACATCCGTGATCAGCCGATTGTCGATGACGTACCAGAGCTTGGAAGCATCATTGATCACATAAGCCGTGGCGTGGATGATATTGTTGACAATAAGCCCGTTATATCCACCCGTGCCAGCCTCAATATGGATTCCTTCAGTAGCTCGGATGAAATTGTCACGAATAACCATGTCGTGCTGCCCGGTTCCTGACACCTTAATGCCTTCGGCAAAAATGCCGGTACCCGGAGCGGCGGCGTGTTCCATAACCCGACAGCCAATCATCTTGAACGCACGATTATCATCTTCGAGCAGAATGCAATGCGTTGAGCCAGTTACCTTTGGCCAGAAGAGACATCCATGGAACTCGACCGCCATTTCATCTGTTACCAGATGAACTGTGGGGCCTGCGGCGTTGTTCATGAATCCACAGTTGAAGAACCGGGTTCCGTATGCCTTGCCTGTCGCCCAAGCTGCAATGATATGGGTTCCGGTTATTCTTGGCATGGCCTCGATATCGAATCCAAGACCGATAACGTCGCATTTTTCAGGAAAGATGGTTAGGTTTTCAGTGATCTCCTGATCGCCCATGACAAAAATCCGGTTTCTCCGCGCCCACCATCTTGTAGTGTCGTCGTCAATGCTGGAATTGCTGGCCGTGATTGCTTCAGCAAGGGTCAGGTACGGGGAGTCAATCGTCCCCTCTCCGGTTGCGGAGACATTCCCGTCAACGTAATAATCCGCTGCGCCGGTCGGGTTTGCGTACTGAACCATTGAACCTGGTTCCATTCTGAGGATTCCGCCCGCCGCGATTACTTGGCGATCCCCGCCGCTGTCTCTGTAAACTTTAGGAATGTAGCTCATTTTATTTCTCCTTTTCCATTGGTTGCGCCCGGACGGGGCAGGATAACCCCGCCCGGACTACCCCACTAAAGGGGATGGGTTAATAAATTAAGCAGGCATCGTCGGAACGGTGTCTGCAACTGGTGCTAACTCGGGGTCGCCCTTAATCACATTCACGCCGATGATGGTGCCGGTTGCGTGCGTACCATTCGTTGCCACGTCGAGTTTAATGAACCGCTCGCCACCGACATAGCCGATCCTGTAAACCTGATTCGTGTCGGCATCATCCTCGACATGCAGGATGATCCCGCTTGATGGGTAGTCATCCATGCAGCCCAAAAGACCTGCCGCCGCTACATCCGTCCAGTCTCCATGAACACCGGCAGTGTCCGGGGAGTCGTGGAGCGTCACATCAAAGTCAACCGCCGCACTGAGCGTGTCGGCATGATCGCCAAAGGTGATCTCGATTTCGCAGGAGTTATATCCCTGGAGATCAACATCAGCCGTGCCGGAAATCCCGGTGCTGTATGTTTTCGGCGCAATGGCCTGCACAACCGAAATTTTGCTGTGTAAATCCTTCATGGTCTTTTACCTCCTATTGATTCTGTGCCGCGACTAAGCGCAGCTTTGGTTTGATTTCGTCCCCATAGAGGGCGATGATTTCATACGCCCATGCTACGAGGTCTTCTGGTCGTTGACCGGAGGGATGTCCACTAACGAATAGTTCCAGGTTTTCCGGCCTATTGTCGGCCCTATCCCCGTTAATATGATGGACAATCTCGTTTTCCCTAACCAGTCGCCCTAATTTTTCCGACATCACAACCCTGTGGAGTAGAACCTTTCCGCGTTTGCTCGCCAAAGGGTGCGTTTGGTCGGTGTAAAATAAGTACCCGTTGCTCATGCACTGTGCCTTGTTTATGTTTTGCCTGGTAAGGGGTGTCGTGGTATCCCCACCTTTCATAAACCGCGCATAATGCCCGCAACAAAATCCCCTCGTCGTTGCGTGTTTTTCGCAACCGGACGATGAACACTTTTTTCTTCCCTGTTCTGACGCCGGTTTTCTATCGGGGCCACCCCCGAGAGGGTCTCCATATTTAGTCCAACGTCCGTAATGGGCCGAACAAAGTCCTTGAGCCAACAGGGTTCGAGTGCAACCCGCGACCGAGCATTGCCTTTCGGGTTTTTCGGTCACGGGTGAACCCCATTTCTCCCGATCTTGCAAAGGACCGCCACCGAGCGGATCTCCGTGCCTTCTCCATCTCCGATAATGCAGATTGCAGAAACCGTGTCGAATGTTCCCGTGGTTTTCGCATCCGGCGATGGTACACTTGCGATCATTCTGTGGCGTTAAGCGATCCATTCACAATCCTTTCTAAGCCGAAACTTTGAGGCATTTTATGGCCTCGTACATGACAATTCCTCCACCAACTCGCTTAGTTGTGTAGAATAATACATTTCCCTTACTCGTATAGGGGTCTCTCAGAATCCTTATCCCAAGCCGATCCAGAATCAGATAGGCCCTCTTCCAGTTGGCGAAGAACACCGGGTACTTCCCTGCACCGATTGCATCCAGATTGTCGTCCGTATCAACCGGATAACCAAACAGGGTGTTAGGTGCGCCCGCTTCCAAACCGGCTCTCCAGATGTAATCGCCCTCGCCGTTCTTCAACTGCCGGATTTTGCCCATCGTTGCGCGAGTCATCAGCCACGAAGCTCCGTTGAGGTAAATGGATTTCAGCGCCGTGGTGACATCCATCAGCTTGTCGACGTTGTTAATCAGACTTGCATGACCGCTGGCAACATATCCGACCTTCCCGAAAGCGTAGGAGGAGTCGGCGACGAAAGAGTAAGCCGCGATTCCATGGGGTTTCTCGACACCATTGCCGTTGATGAACGCATCGCCTTCCTCTTCCGCAAACTCAACAGTGACTTCATCGGCCAGCCATGACGCAAGATCAATAACTGAATCATCAAGAGAAACCTGCGTGCAACCAGGCATCGCATAGACCTCTTTCTGATTGATGGCGATTTCTTTCAGAACGGGAGTGTCGGTTTCGGCACGGGTTTCCTTCTCGGCCACCCACCCGGAAGTAGACCCGCCCTGATTGACGAGCTTCTTATAGGTATCGGTGCCGATTGTTCTGACGGTGCAGAGTCGTCTCATTGCAGACAGCGTTCCCGCCACACGGTCAATGGCCTGATCGAACTCCGGGGGGGCAATCAGATACCCACCATCGGGGTCAGAGAGAGTGGAAAGGCCGGCCTGAATCTGAAGCTGCCTGACAGCCGCCAACTGAACCTCTCCGCCTTTCCTGAACCATTTCTCAAAGGCTGCCCTATGCTCGGCCTTCACTCCGTCGATTTCTGAACGTCCTCCGCCGGGCAATACTCCCCGCGCGACCGCCGTTTCGACGGCCTCAAGCTGCCGTTTCATGATGGATATTTCGGTTATCTCTGCATTGATTCTCTCGACTTCTGCAGTCAAGAGCGGGTCCGCGTGACCACTGGCCTTGATCTGTCTTAGTTCTTCATCGTTCTTGACCTTGAAAACCTCGAACGTCCGGCCTAGCTCTTCAACGAGAGACTTTACTTCGTCGATTGTTGCCATTTCATCCTCCTAATATTGCTTTATTTTTCTTGATTTGTGCCGCTATTGATCGATTTCCGCGCCTTCGGTATCCTGCATCCCGCAGAAAAACGTCAGCTTTTTCCATGAGAGACGCTACATCCCGCAACGGCTCTCTATTCCGCATCCCATAGCAAGCGCTGGCTGAAAATGTCTGTCGAGCCGCGCACCCTTGCTCATGTTCTCCTTTGCCCACAGGGGCTGCAAATTCTCCAAGCCCCAACACCGCCCAAAATCAATATCTTCGGCAGTGTTAAAATTAAAAACAGCTCTCGGCGTTTTGTGATCTACGTGCCATTCTCCATAATTTGCCCAGGTCATGCCTGGCGTAAATTGTTTTTCAAGATGTTCTTTGAGTTGTTCGGTTGTATATCCCGCAAGCAACTCCCATTTGCGGTATTCCTTTAACCCATGAAGGCAATGGTTGATTAGCCTGGACATATTGCGGTTTAATTTTCCTTCTGGCGTACTCAATACCTTTTTATCGTGCCTGGTATATAATTCCCTCGCCCTCTCTGGGTTATTTGCTCTCCATCGCTTAGAGCAGGATGTACCTAACTCTCGCGCCCTTTCTGGGTGATCTTTTTTCCACTGCTTGGCAGATACCTTGCTTTGTTCTTTGTTTTTTCTGTACTTGGTCTTCCTTCCTTCCTTGATTTTCTCCACATTATTAGCTGCATAGATGGGATAACGCGCGGCGGAAATCGGTCGCAGGCATTCCTTACAGCAGCTTTTTATCCCGCTGTGGCTACAGCGATCTTTGTGAAACTCGCTTCGCGGTTTTTCTTTTTTGCACTTTGAGCAGGTTTTCATTTCTTAACCCTGAATAATAGAAATCGTTTTTTTACACAGCGCCTTTATGCTTTCTATTTCTTCTTCGTCCGGTACGTATTTCCCCGCCGCAAGCAGGGCCTTAGCTTTATGTCTTGAAAACCCGGCATCTCGCAGGGCTTTCTCTGCATCTCGTTCAGTTAGTTCTTTGTCTGCTGCCTTGAAATAATCAGGCACGTTAGCGAAGGGAAGATCGAATTCAGCCTTGACCCCCTTGCCATTCTTTAAGATGGTATCAATGAACCCCTTATCTAATGCCTCTTGAGCCGTCATATAGGTTTCATCGTCCATCATCTTTTTCATTTCCTTCTTGCCGGTCTTGGTTTTCCCGGTGTAGATGTCCTGCATCTGGCCACTTATTTTCTCGGTGATATCCGCGATTTCCCGGAGGACGTTGTGGTCGCCTCCTGCGTAAACCCAAGCGTTGTGAACCATGACCATCGTATTGGGATATGCCTCAACCTTCTTGCCAGCCATCGCCACAGTGGAGGCTATCGATGCCGCCATCCCTTCAATGCGGACAGTCACCCCGCCCGGATGGTTAGCAAATGCGTTGAACAGACTCATTCCGTCGAATACGTCACCTCCGGGGGAGTTGATCCTGGCAAGGATGGGTTTGTCTTTCATCCCTGCCATCTCACGCACCAGTCCGCCGATATCGTTGAACGGCCACCCGATCACATTGTAGATGAATATCTCAGCCGTATCGGCAGCCAGGGCGTTGATTGAATACCAATCAGGCTTGTCGAGAGACTTCCCCCAAAAAGCGGAAATCGCGTGGGCGTTCTTTTCGTTTCTGTATGCTAATGGGTTCATCGTAATCCTCCTGCGGCAAGGGCCAATGATGGTTGGAACGGCCTTTCGACCCGCGCCCCCTTGCTCATATTTTTCGACGCTTCCAGTGGCTGTAAATTCCTCAACGACCAACACAGGCGAAAATCAATGTCGCCTGGGTGCTCAAAGTTAAAGGCGGCTATCGGAACCTTGTGGTCTATTTCCCAAACGGTGCCGTAGTTTCCCCAATTCATTTCGGGACTGAATAATTTCTCGAGGTGCCGCTTTAGTTGATCCACGGTGAAATCGACCAACTCTTCCCAATGCCGTCCCGCCTTCGAGTCACTTTGCAAAGATTTCCGCATTTGCCTTGATACGTTTCCGTTAAGTTTTCCGCTTACCGTTCCGCGTCGCTTCGCGCACGATCTGCTGAATATCTCTTTGGATTTTTCCGGGTTTGCGGTTATCCATGCGCGTACTTGCCCGTTGCGCTTTTCTCGATTAAGTATCTGATATTCCTTTTGGTACTTTTTTTGATATTCCCTGTATTCTCCCTTTCGAGAGTCATTGTATGCTCTCACTTTGGCTATTATTGATTCCCTGTTTTCTTCATACTTCTTTTTTTTCGTTTGCCTGATGCGGTCCCTATTTTCTTCTCTGTATTTCTTGCAGCAGTCCTTACACCAATAAGATAGTCCCTCATTGCATCGTGGACCTTTCGAAAAGGCTGTTTCGGGTTTTTCGTTGTTGCACCGGCGGCAAACTTTCATTTCTTTCCCTTCTGCGTGACAGGAGGTTCTCCGTCCTGTTTCAGACTAGACGTTCTTGTTCGGTACTCGTTTCCACCTTCATAAGCGTTATAATCCTCAAGATCGCGGACTTCGTTCGGACATAATATCTCTGAATTTATAGCCACTTGATAGGATTTAAATCTGGACTCCATATCTCCCCGGAGTAACCCCGCCATCGAGAATTTCGCAAAATATCGTTTCTTCTCCTCTTCGGTCAGGAGATCCCGATAGATCGCCTTTTCGATATTTACGACGATGGGGGTTAGGGCGTGCGTGACGAAGGCGAGCATGAACTGTTCGGCGCTGGCGTAGGTCGTTGGTGCATCCCCCGCCTGGACCAGCATCAGGGGAACACGGAAAAGGCCACAGATTTGAGACTGCGTAAACTTGCCGAGTTCGAGAAACTGAGCATCGACCAGTTTAATGGGCGGAAAGTTGATTGTCTCGCCATCTTCTAGCACCATGAGATCGCTGGAATTAGCGAGGCCAGCGTAAACCGCCTTCGTTGCATCCTTGTAATCTTTGATGTTTTTTATCTGGTTCTGACGGGTAATAACTGCGCTCGGATGTAGCCCTTTCCCGAAATATCCCGAAAGGAATCTCTCGCCCGCCAACCCGAGGCCGATGGACTCCCGGAGATATGTAATCGGGTTCAGGCCGGTATAGCCGTTTAAAGATAACCCGCGAATGTGTAAAATCTTACTTTGCGGATAAGGCGTTGTGTTTGATCCGTCCGGGGAGGCTATCTTGTAAGTGAGCGAATAATCTGCGTTCTGCGTGATTTCTTTAACCCGTTCGGTAGCAATCGGTAAAAGCTCACGTACTTCATCCCCGACCATGACCTTAAATGCGAGGAAGTCACCCCGGAGGGAAACGTGGGCAACGGACATCCCCCAAAGTTCCGGGGCCGTCATCCATTGGTTCGGTTGATCGTGTAGAAGTCGGTAGAGCCGTTTACTGAGTGCCTTTTCTTTATTATCACCTATCTGCTCCATGAGGTGACAGGGCATCTGCGCGATGGACTGATAAAGCACCTTGACGCAGGCATAAACCGTCGCCTGCCGCATGGCTGTATCTGAACTGACCGACACGCCGGAAGAGGTGGACCCGCCGCCAAAAACCGAAGAGATCATCCTAGACAACTCTTCGCTGTTCATCGCCTTCGGTCTTGCCATGCGTCCCACGAGGCTCATTTTTCATCCCCCATGAGGTATCCGGTGATCATCAGGAGGGCTCCGCAGACGGAGAAGGCAACCCAGGGCCGATAGAGATAGAGGCCGTAGCCGAGCATGGCCATGCCGGGGAAGTACAAAAAATCCCGTACACTCGCCGCTAACCACGCGCCGATACGGGAAAACACAGACTTCAGACCTGTTTCGAGCGACATTTAACGCATACCGCACTCACTTGCTTCAATAATCAAAACTAAATACGGGACTTCTCTGAGGTGGGATTGTGACAGGTAGATCGATTTGAGTCTAAGAAGGATGGGTAAAGATGGGTAAGGATAAGACGGAAAATAAAAAAGGGGAGGTTTTCGCCTCCCCCTTGTTTAAAAAGTTAAGTTAATCAAACTAATCGAACCCATTATTCCCTCCTATTCAATAATCGGCTCCCCTTTTTCCGCGTCCTCCCGTGGCACTCTCACCGTCCCGCCTTTTTTTATGCCCGGAAGGATGCCTAAGTCGATCCAGCGATAAATGGTCTTGACGGAGACTTTCCAAATTGCTGCCACCTCGTCAGGCCGGAGGAGATCTTTATCGGGGAGAGTGGTCATCGGCTCTCTCCTCTGGTGGTTTTGCATCAGTTGGACATTCACGCGGTTGATAACCATATGTAATGTCGCCTTTCTCAAATAATGCCTTGATCCATTTCCACATAACTCTCCTTTCACATCCTCATGCGTTCAATCATCTGGGCGGTAGTTAAGCCGTCATAGGCCGATTTCTTTAGCCTCGCCTCCGGGTTCATTGCCATAAGCGCCACGCAATTCAGCGTTGCCATCAATGGATCGATCTTCCCGGTCCCGCTTGCCTGTTTGGTGATCGATATCGCGTTCCCTCTCTGCTCCACTTTCGCATTCCCGACACACCATGCCATAAGCGATTGACCGCCGTGAATGAGGGTCTTTTCCGCCACCTTGCGCTCCAGCGTCTTGATTGCTCCGTTAAGCCGCCACCCCTGCGGGATTCCGACGATTCTATCATGCTTTATCGCCCCATCACCCTTTTCGTCGCCCTGCTCAATCTCATCGACTATGGCGCCGATCCCGGCCTGATCAACCCCGATCCGGTCAAGGAGTCCAGATCCCTCGCACTTCCTCACGATATCCCCCGCTTGCCGGAGATCCTGCCCAATTTCCTTCACGATGATCAGATCCCCGTCTTTCTCGAAGTCCCGGTATTTCGAAGCCTCTGATTTCCTACGCTCCAGAGCGATCGGGTTGCACCAGGCGACTGTCCATAGCAGCCAGTTCCCGTTTTCCGCGTCCCGGCCCAGGACCGCCAGCCCCAGAAGGTCATCGAGCCCGCCGCCGTCGATGCCGATCACAACCACGTCGGATTTTTCCAGGATGAGGTCGAGAGTGACCGTGCCCGCCGCCGCTTCCCAGAAGTCGGAACCGGCCCACCGCTGCGATCTGAGGGAAAGGCCCATTTCGATATTCAGGTGCTTCGAAAGAAACCCCTGCATCGACACGTCCCCGGCCTCCTCGGCCTTCTTGAACTCCCTGATAATAAATGCCTCGTCAACAGATGCGCCAAGGTTTGGATTGGTAACAAACCAGTATTTCTGATCAAGATATTTCTTATCTTTCAAGAAAGACTCGGGAAACTCATAAAGAATCGGCAGGAAACTGTTGTCATTGATACGGCCATCCCGGACGCCGCGGGCGTAGTCAAGTTTCTGCTTGAATATACCTGCAGGTGCCTCGTCGGATTGTGTTGTCAGCCAGATTACAAACCCCTCCGGCCTGGATGCGAGCCCCCCGCAGGCCTCCCGGAGCATGTTTTCGGCGTTCGGGCGCTTACCAAAAATCCAGCATTCGTCCAAAAGTATCCCCGTCGCCTTCTTCCCACCGACAGTTTCATTGTCTGCCGCGACGACCTTTAGCATCGCGCCCGTCGTCCTGTGCGTGATCGCACGATAATGCTCTTGTACGAGGAATAAATCAGAAAGCTCCTCATCGGCGCGAACCATATCGCGGGCCGGGAGAAAACTATTTGATGCGATTTCCACGGTCGGGGCCACGATAAGAAACTCCGCGGAGTCGCGCCAGTTGCGGATTAAACAAGAGAGCATCAAAGCTGAGGCAAGGGTTGACTTTGAATTTTTCTTTGCTACAAATAGGAAAAACTCAGAGATTAGACGTCGGCCAGATTCGTTATCATAAGCCCCAAAGACAGAGGCCGCAAAGTCGAAAATCCACGGTCGCCCGGCCTCGCCCATTGTTGGCCGGCCCTGAACATCAACAAGTCGCAATTCCTTAAAAACGGCAAGTCCCGCCTCGGCCTCTTGTGGAAATAGAGACGGAGGGATAAGGGATTCACCGGCCATGATGCGTTTCTCCCAGTCAAGGCAAGATGTGTTGTGTTCCATCATTTACTCACCACCTTCAGCATCGGTGGCGCCGACGCCCGGAATTTACCCGATCCGGCAGCCTTGGCCCGCTCGTTCTTCTCATCTTTCTTCCCCTGGCCCTCACCTTTGCGGGGATGAACGAAAGGCGCTGCGGCGATGGCTAACCGATACCGCGTCTCTTTTGGTTCGTTCGGATCTCTCATCCCTCTAAGCATAAGCTCAAGGGGTGTAAGATCTTCGGCCACGCCCCCCGGTGCCTTCTCCCCGATCTCTGCGGCGAGCTCCTCACCGAGATTAACCATCAGCTTCTTTTCGGAGATGGAGAGCGGCGCTTGCTTCCCGTCCGTATTTGCCACCCGGATCAAATATTCCTGATAGAAGCGGGCCTTTGCCTTGCGCCCGACGGAGAGCAACCCCTTGATTTGCTCTGTCTCGATAGACGCCGCCGATCCTTTCCGGGGCTTTTTGTTTTTTGTTCCCTTTTTCCGTCCTGCTCCCGCGCGGTATCCGCCCTTAGCCATGATTTCCTCCTTTCACGGTATCTCCTCCCCCTCAAATTCATGCAAGCGGTTATGCTCGCTTACATGACATCTTTCGCAAAGCCTTATAACTTCGAACGCCCTTGAATAGTCGAAGTGGTGATTGTGTTTTTTCTTATCTGGTTCACAAGAACATTCATAAAGAACTATTACTTTTCCGGGGTTGGCTTTACATAAGGCTTGTGACTTGGCCTTATCTGGATGATTCCTTTGCCATAGACATTGACGGGATGCTTTATCTGTTTGGGGTTCGCCCTGAAATTCCGCCGTCATCATCAATTCGAGCTCATGAGAATTGAAGCCGGTCAGATGAATATCGAAGTCCCCGGAATCAAGCTCAATAAACAATTCCTTCAGGATGGGCATATCCCATTCCGTCCACTCATTACTTTTGTTGTCGCTGATCGCCCGCGCAAAGGCCGTTTTTTTGTCGCCGGTATAGACCAGACAAGGGAACTCCGTCATGCCGAGGGACAGGCCCGCGTCGAAGCGATGATTCCCGACGATAATGGTATGCTTTCCATTTTCCGGGAAGACATCCAATGGATTCCTGAAACCATGTTTCAAAATCAGCTTCGCCAGCCGTTCAACAGCCTTCGGGTCCTTGTCCTTCCGGGGGTTGCCGGGGAGTTTGACTAAATCTGCGATAGAGAGATAGATAATTTCAAGTTTACCTTTCAGATCCGCTATTTTTTGCCCGTTTTCCTTTTTAGATTTCATTGTTTATACACCTTAGAATTTCAGGGCTGACAATCAGAGAGGGAATTTTTTATGCGAATGAG